GTAATCTTTTTGTGCCGCGCCCCAAAGACATTGCACGAGAACAATTTCATCGCGTTACCAGCAGCCATGATTGACGCGGCTCCGCTTGTACCGGACGATCCGCCGAACATCCCCCAGCCCTTCCAGCCAACATTCAGGAACTGGTAATTTCTGCGGAATAGACGCATCTCCCACGCCTGCAACACTTCCCAGATACGCGCCGCCGCGTCACACCGATTCACGTTCTGTGTCATCTGGTCGATTGCGGAGACGTACTCACCCAGTTCATCAGGGCCGTAAATAGGCTCGGGCGAGCACATCCACGGCGCGATCTTGCCGGGAACGTAGCCTTCTGGAAATGACAATGGACTAAGGCGCGGACCAGCTTCTACTTGCTCGTCCTGCTCGGTATCGGGAGGGTTCAGCGTCGTGTCAGGCATTAGCTTCCGTGGTGCATCGCCTTGAAGCCTTTGGCGCTTGCTTTACGTCTCCGCAACAGCGGCGAATCGCCCGGATGCGGCGCGAGTTTGCCAGCCGGTATCTTTTCGCCCTCCGGCACATGCAGCATCGCGTGCAGAGCGCCGGGTTTCTCCTCAAAACTGCCCTTCTTGCCCAAATCAACAGTCTTTGTGTGCATGGGTAGATCGTGCTCTCCTTTCGATGCCGCGTCCCACTCATCAACATCAACGCCTTGGCGCTCAAGCTGGGCCTTGTGCGTATGGAAGTACCCGGCCTGAGCGCGCGAGACGTAAGGCATATTAAGCCGTCTGTGCGATCGAGGCCGTGAACACTACGCTCGTGGTTCCAGGCGTCAGCGTCACGGTCAGCGGAGGCGTGGTCACGGTCGAGCCATCCGGTGCGATGGTTGACGCAGCGGCCTGGAACGATGTGCCGGCGTCGTTCGACGGTACGCTGTAGACGGCGCTTGTCGTGTCGGCGCTGGGCGCGATGGTCACAGACGGATCGCTGCAACTGTACGTCCACACCAGTGTGGGTTGGGGAACGGCAGCAACGCCATTTTCGAGCAGCGTTGCCGCGAATGTGCCGGTTGAACCGGCGTTGATGTTTCCGATTGCCATGGTGCCCTCCTGGGCTAAAACTGCGGTGTAAACGACCCTGATTTCAAGCAGATGCTCAATGCGCTCGATCTTCCGATGATCCTCGCGGAGCAGCCGCAGAACTTCCTGTTCAAAATGGCTCATTTCTTTGGCGAGACCTTTGCCGGAGGCGCGGGCGTCCATTCCTTCTGAGCGTTCGGGTCTTTCGGTTCGAGCGCGGAAATGCGCTTGTCGAGCAACTGGAAGGTGGCATCGATGTCCACCGCCTCACCCTTCATAACCAACTTCATAGGGTTCTCCTTTGGCTCAAAGGCTAGTATTCCGCCTCGTCGCCGTCTGGCTCAGAGTGCTCACCGCCAGCCAGCTTCTTCGCGTGCTCGTGCGCCTTCTCGGCGCTCTCATGGTCTGATTCGTGGTGATGCCCGTCGGGATGCTCGCTCGTGACGTGATGCACGCCAATCTCGTGCTCGTGATGAATCGCCACATCAGTAGCGGGTCCGTGTTGCTCGGCAATGGCCGCGCCGTCCTCCGGCTCCTGGCCCTGCATCTCTTCCGGCTCGGCGGTCATGGGTTTTGCGGGTTTCTTCTGCGGCTTGTTGCCGCTTCCGACTGGAAAGTTAAACTGCGCCATCTTGATACTCCTTTGGTGGAGGTGTGTTCTGGAGATTGTGAAGCGCCATCGCTTCGACAGTTTCCCATGCAAGCACGGGGGGCGTAAACTCGCGCGGCTGGCCGACATGCTCGTTAATCATCCGCTGTTCGATGCGGTTTAGCATCCCCAGCAATGCTTCGTGGCGCTGCTTCTCGCGCAGTTCAAGCGCGTTCAGCATGTCTTTGTCGGGGAGAGCTGCTAGATCGGCAAACCAGCGCGCGATGCGTTCGCTCAGTGGACGCGCTGCTTGTCCCTGAAATAAGTGCGCAAGCCAGCGCACAATGCGCCGCAGAAGATTGCGGGATCGGTCACGAAGCGCCATCGCGTTCATCTTACACCTTTACTCCCAATAGGCAAGAGGCTGTTTTTCTTTCTGGCGACGCTCGGTCTCTCTTAGTCTCTTAAAATGCTGCTCCATCGGGTCGGGCGTGTTCGCGATTTCCTCAATTAGCGATTCCTCGCGCGTCTTTGGGGTTGGTGTCACCCCGAACGTCATCGCCAGCATATCGCCGCAATCCGGCGAAGCAAGACCACGCGATTTCATGTCATCTTTGCGCTCAAGCTGAATCTGGTTCTTGTTTGAATGGAAGTATTCTGGCCCGGTCAGATCAGCCTCAAGCTCGGGATCGTCCGGTATTTCGCCCGTAACCAGCCAGTCGCGCATCTTTCCCCATACTTCAGCGCGGCGGTTGAAATACATGAACCCGTCCCCCGGAACTGCGCCGCCGTGAAATTCTTCGATCCTGAACCATTTTGGTAACTGGCTCCCAACCGCTTTCTGCCACGCTTCCGGCAAATAGACGCGAACGTAGTCTGTTACCCCGCCGCCGATGCCGTCTCCGTCAACCACGCAGGCTCGGGGTTGCTCCTGGATGATCCGCATGATGACCTGTCGCCCGACTTGAATGGTGTCCCAGCCGCGTATCTTGTCGAGCGTCTTTGCCCTTAAACCCTGCCTCCAGCCAATAACCGTCTGATCGTCGCCAAACCGCGCTACGTCTACGCTCAGTATCTTGTACGCCTTCGTCTGGTCTCCAACATCACGCTTTCGGGCGTCCGCTACCACGTCGCCAGCGATGAATTGCGAACTGCCGGCCCTCGGGAACTCACCCCTTACTCTGACTCGAACAAAGTCCGAATCTTCGCCATAATCGGACACCCAGCCGTTGATGAGCGTCTTGTTTGTCCCAGGTACCGTCCGTGAGTCTATTTGTTTGGTGATCCAGCGATGCTTAAAGCGGCCAAAACACTCGCGAAAACGGCCTGTATTCTGCGTCGGATTGCCGAATGCAAGCCAGATAATCTCTGTGTTTTCATCAGTTAACGCTCCTTCGGTCACTTCCCATATCTTCGGCGGAATAGCTGAGGCTTCGTCGTAGACAACCACGATGCGCTTGCCGATGTTGTGCAGGCCAGCAAACGCTTCGGTATTGTTTTCAGACCATGTTTCCCGATCAAGACGCCAGTGATCCACATGGCCTGCTTCTTTGGCGAAGATACGCGTTGCTGTCTGGTTCCACCAGTGCGCGTTAATCGAGCGTTTGAACCATTTGGTAATCTCGGGCCAGGTCTTTGTGACAAGTTGCGCTTCGGTATTGGCCGTGACCACGACGCGACAGTCATCGCATGTACTCATCGCCCAATTGATAACCATGGCAATCTCGGCCGATTTGCCGATTCCATGACCGGAGGCTACGGAGATGAGCAGCGGCGTATAGCGCGTGGCGGGATCGCGAAGATGTTTTCCGATTGTGTCGAGAACATCAGCCTGCCACTCGTAAGGACCGAAGTAGTCCTCTAACTCGCCATATCCCCAGGAATACGCAAATCGCACAAATCCAAGGGGATCGCGCGGATACTTTGCGACCTCTTCAATCAGTTGCTGGCTGGGTTTCATTCCTTGCGCGCGCGATTCAAGCGGTCTGCAATGCTAATCTCCACCGGCCCCTCGCCGTCCGCGCCGGTCAGGGCCAGCTTTGCGTTATCCCCATACTTCTTAGGCTTGCGCTTGCCTGCGATCCACATGCGCGTCCAGATTTTCAGTTTGATTGCGTTGTAATTCTCTGCATCGGCAGTGTCAGCAAGTTCTTTGAATCCATCAACTTCGCGCTCTTGAGCCGCTTCCTGCGCGCGCGCGATTGTTGTATCAAACTCTTCATCTTCAACGCGCTGGCGATAGAAACTAACTGCGCTGATTCCATTAGACTTAGCGATTGAATCGATTGATTCTCCTGCGATGATGCCATGAACGAACGCCTCTTGCAGCTCCGGCGTCCAGTTGATAGCGGCAGGCATTTACTTGCTCCAAAGCTGCTCAAGTAGCGTCATGATTCTACCCGGAACAGGCC